CCTACATCACAAACTCCGATTGAAAGCCAAAAGACAACACCTTTAATTAGTATAAATGCTATTGAGTTTCCACAAACAAACATTCCATTTTCAAATAAAGAAATACTAAAGTTTTTATATGAGATTTGGGAAAGACAATTTGTGACATCTCATTATTCAAATTTCATAAGGGGGACATCAAATCAACAAAACCAAATTGTTAATTTAAATAAGGCTGCGGACACAAACAACATCGTTGTCTCTGTTTCAACAAACGCACCGTTGTTGGCGTTTGATTTGAAAAACACACCATACACGTCTACTAATTTTATAAGTTATCTTAGAGAATATTCAAACGAAGGGACAGGAAAATCTTGGCAAGATTTTATAAGAGACTTTTTTATAACACCGTATATCAAAGCTGAAATTGAAAGTCCATTTACTATTTTAGGAACAGACGAATTAGGGTTAGAACCACAGGTAAATGTTAATAAAGGAGAGTTGTTACAATTGGCAAAAGAAGCGCCCAATGACCCTTTGATTATCGATACATATCCTTTCAGAAATTACGAATGGAATTCTAAAAATTTGGCAAATAGTGATGTGAGTCAACAACAACAAGTTTATAACACAAACAGAAGTTTGAAAGTTTTCACCGATAGAAATCAACTTTCAAACTTTGAAAACATATATGACTACACTACCAATAGACCTGTTACGAATTTTTCATATTTAAATGTTACTAAACCGCAATTTTTAGTTCAACCAATAGAAACTGCACAATTAACTTTGAATGAATTCTACACACAAAGAAAACCTAGTGAATTTATACCAACAGAAGGTTTTTCTTTATACAGTTCTCCATCGGGTGCACTACCGGCTAGAAAGTCAACATCTATATTGAACACGCCGTATTTTACAAACGCAATTCAGCAGGGTGTTGAAAATGATAGAACAGGAAACACATATCCCTACGTTACGGCTGCTTATTTATTTTTGAATTCACTTCCATTGGGGACTTTGAGAGAGAAATATAAAACTCAGGGTCAAGCAACCGAATTGGATTATATTGCATCAGTGTTCAATAAGTTTGGGGCGATACACAAAATGCCATATGCTTGGGTTTTGAAATTGGGTTCGGTTTGGCATAGATATAAAAAATACGTTGATGATAATGTGGATATCTTGGATAGTGTGTGGAAGAATTTTGATTACATCAATAACTATGACCCGATTACAAATAATGTGGGTAAACAATATGATGTAAAGTTGAAGGACACTTTGGACAATATTACAATACAATTACAAACACAAAACAGCCAACAAATTAAAATTCAACCAGGGTTCTATCCGAAGTTGGTGAATGACTTCAATTATTTTTACAACGGTTCGAATCTTTATAAAAATTACACATCATCGGAAATACAATCGTCCATCAACGATGGAATGTTGTTGTATCCATTCCCTAACTCAAAAATTAACACATCACAAAATGGTGTTAGTTTATCTTTATCAACATGGTCTGTTTTAATTCCAAAGAACATAAATGACGCCTTTACGACACCTAACGTTTGTGTACCAGCAACTACTTCAAAGTTAGACGATGATTATTATATTATTCCATCTTTCGGAGTAAATTTGAATCAAACTAAATTCGAATGTTTGAACAAAGAAACTCAAGCAACCACCGTAGTTAACTTGACATCGAATCCATCCATGTATAACGGGTCAGTAAGAACTTTATGGTCCGCACCAAACTATGGATACTTCAACTCAGATGAAATAAAAAAACCACTTTATAACGAGTATATTACTTATATTCCAGCTAAAGATGCGGTATCTCCGATGCTTCTAAATTCTATTTCAGGATATAGTAAAATTGAAGAAATATTTGCTGTTTTTGATGCTAAGACATTGAACTTAATGGAACAAGAATTTTTGAATTATTGTAAACCAATTACAAATGTATCTTATAGAATAAATCAAGCTTCGATAGATTCGACTGTTATTCAGATGGATTCAAATTTCAGAAATTTCCAAAGTTTTATGAGAAGCACAATGACAGTATTTCCAACTATTCCGAGCGGCAACCCACCCAACAAAGTTGAAATACTTTTTCAAGATACAATTACAAAACAATTTGACAATTTCAATTCACAAATTAAAGGGTTCATGCAATATGATGTAGTCTTGAGAAACGGTAATCCTTCAAATTATAGTAGAAGAATATTCGATTCTTATGTGAGTTATCAGAATTCAGTTCAAAGAGTTGTTAGTCCAATCAGATTCACACCATATGTTTTGAACAGCGTCCCCACAAGAGGTGGAAACGTTACCTTAGCCCAATCGAGACAGAGATATCCAAATGAATGGAGAGCACTTGAGAAAGAGGTTGGTTTTTCAACGATACGAGAATTAGAATACAAAGATAATGGTTCTTACATTACAGATTTTTTTCCGGATAATAATATTGGATTTACGACTGAAAACATCGTTTTGTGTTCGAAACTAATTAAGATGTATGCAACACAAAAACTTCTTAACCCAAGTTTAAATGCCTCGACTTTCAAAGGTCAATTGAATACCTATTTGAATGGTCTCAACACTTATCAAGATTTATTGTTAAACCAAGTTATTGCTGGTTTTAAAGCCGGATTACCTAATGTTTCAGAACCAACCGAAGCAACAATTAATTCACAGATTCAAAGTATGCAGGGTAAGGTCGAAACATATGAGGTTTTCAAAACATTGAACGACAAGTGGATTGCTGGTTCTGACTACAAAACTAAAACGCTTTTCGAAGACATTTTATTTTTGGATAGAGCTTCAAGAAATATTGGTGATACTATTATATTGGACATATTTGACATAAAAAATATGTTGAACAAGAACTATCTCAACGAGGGGATGTCTGTCTACACCTTGATAAGTGGAATTCTGATGAAAAATAATTTCACGGTTATGCCACTTCCTGCATATGTCAACTTTTATAATGTCCAAGATGTAGATGGATTGACGGTCCCAAGTCCTGAGGGTTCATTGGAGTTTGCTGATAATTTGTGGGGAACTTTTAGAAATGTAGATTATAGAAAGTCTGGACCTAAGATGGTTTGTTTCTATGTTGGTAAGCCTTCAGGTCACCTAAAATTACCGAATATTGTTTCAGGATATGGAGATGACTCTTTTGAGTTTAGAAGAAGTAGTGAGGTTCCTTTATTGGAGGACCAACTAGGAAAAACTGACTACGCGATTTCAAACAAGTGTGTTGGATTTAACGTTGATATTGGAATAAGAAATCAAAACATATTCTCATCGTTTAGTGTTGGTCAAGACAACGGAAAAGCAACTTCAGAGTCAATTCAATCAGTTCTTGAAATGGCTAATCAAACAAACACAAGAACCGTAGGAAACCAAAACGCCAGTTTATACAATTACTATAAGGGTAGAAGTTATACCTGTTCTGTCACCGCATTAGGAAATGCTCTAATTCAACCTACAATGTATTTCAATTTGAGACACGTTCCAATGTTTAACGGTCCATACATGATTACAAGTGTTTCTCATACAATTAGTGCGGGAAATTTCATCACTGAGTTTGAAGGAGTTAGACAAGGGGTATATGATTTACCACCAATAGATAACTTCATTCAGTCTATAAATCAAAATCTTCTTACTAAAATTGAGGCGTTAGTTGTTAATAAAACAGACCAACCAACGACACAAGGAACAACAACTCAAGCGACTGCGAACAACGTCGTTCAAGATGCTGATGAAAATTCTTTAGCTGCTCAAAACTCATGTAGCGCTAATTTGGATTCTTCTTACATTTCATGGGTAACAACTGGTGTTTCACAAACAACCATAAGTCAGAAAGACTTTGCAGATGCTATCAAGGCATCAGCACCTAATAATGTTGCATTACAAACTATAATCTATATGATTAGTTATGTTAGGGCTTACGGTAAGAGCCTTTCAGATACAGGTCAGTTTTCAAGTTGGGATTATAACTACGGTCTTATTACTTTGGATAAGGACAATTACTCACAGACCGAAAATTTTATTCAAAATTCTTTCTTTTGTGTCAACACAAGAACTCTTGGTGGTCTTAAGCAACTACCGGCAGCAAGATTTAAAAGTCTTGACTCATATCTCACATTTATGAAAAATGTTATTGGAAGTAGAATTAATGAAATTCAAGACCAAGGAGGTATTTTGAAATATTATGTGACATCGTTCCCAGTTGATAGTATGTCATCAGAGGAATATGAGAAAGACAAACAAAGGTATAAAGACATTGGTGATTTGTTTATAGCTGCTGGTTTGAGTGCCGCTCAAAATGGATTAAGAGGAGCTGTAGTTGTGGAAGAACAACAAAAACCACAAGAACCACAAAGTCAAGGAAATACACCGGCTCCAACACCAACATGTCCACCAACAACCGTATCTTCATACTCACCATTAACAGCGTCCACAGGAACAATCATAACGGTTAACGGAACGAACCTTGAGTTTGTTAGAGAAATATTTGTTGATGGAGTTGCTGTAGATATAAGGTCTATTCAAATTATAGGAAGCACCAAACTTAAATTCTCGGTTCCGACCATAGCCAATGCGATTCCTGGTGTCCGATATAACATAACGATGACAAGTAGTAATAATCTACAACCAAATAATCAATATAGTATAATAACACTAACACCACCACTGACATACGTCTAAATTGTAATTTAACTATTTCATTATATTTATAATAAACATAATTTTTATGAACATTAAAACAGCCCTAGACAACTACCTTGGAAAATCAGTTAGATTTTCTGAGCAAGACAACGGTAACGGAACAAAAGAAGTTTGTGATTTAGACACAGGCGAATGTTATGTTGTCAGAGAAAAAGATGGTTTGATTGAAAGAGCGGGACATCAAGTTTACACCAACAGAAAAGTTAAAGTAGAAACCGCACACGGAATAAAACAATTATTAAACGGATAATAAAATGAGTTTAGACAAAAAAATTCTAAGTGAAATTCAAAGATACAAGAGTATCAACAAATACATTAATGAGCAAGAAGCTCCATTACCACCAACAGATGCTGTGGCTGATGAAGTGACTGCAGCAATCCCACCAACAGGTGCGGGTGAAGGAGCCCCTGCGGCGCCTGAAGCTCCGGCAGCTCCAGCGGCACCGGCAACACCTGAAAAAATCGATGTGGAAAATGACCCAGACGTTGAGGTAATCGACGATGAAGGTAATTCTACCGAAGGTGATGAAGAAGGTGGCACAGAGGAGTTAGAAATAACTGACTTAGTTGATTCTCAAAAAAACATCGAACAAAAACAAGATGATTATTTCAACAACCTTTTTGGTCAAATTTCAAAGTTAGAAGCGAAACTATCTGAAATGGATGCTCTGATGAACAAACTCAACACTATTGAAAACAAAATCGAAAAGTATAGAGAGAAGACTCCACAAGAAAAGTTAGAATTAAGAACTTACGACTCATATCCTTTCAACCAAAAGTTATCAGATTTCTTTGATGACAAAAAAATCGAGATGGAAAAAACAGGAAAAAAAGATTATGTTTTAACTTCAGACGAAGTCGAGGACATCAATCCAAGTGATATTAGGAATTCGTTCCAACCAGGTGAAGACTTGGTTTAAATTTTAAGAAGGTCATCGAAAGATGACCTTTTTTATTTGACATCAGCACTACTTTCAACTATATTTATAATTCAATTTAAACACTTTAATTATTTAAAAAATGAGTAATGTATTAGACGCCGTATTGGCACAGTATGAGAAATCACAACAATCAGGGGGCGGGGCCCAAAGTAAAATGTCGCAAGACGAAAGAATGAAAAAGTATTTCGCTTTAATCCTTGGTGATAAAGAGAAATCAGGACAAAGAAGAGTAAGAATTCTTCCTACTCAAGATGGTTCATCACCATTTAAAGAAGCTTGGTATCACGAAATCCAAGTTGGTGGTCAATGGCAAAAGTTCTATGACCCAGGAAAAAATGACAACGAACGTTCACCTTTGAATGAGGTTTACGAAGAGTTGATGTCAACAGGTAAAGAATCTGACAAAGAATTGGCGAAACAATATAAGTCTCGTAAATTCTATATCGTAAAAGTAATTGATAGAGACCACGAAGAAGATGGTCCAAAGTTTTGGAGATTTAAACACAACTATAAGAATGATGGTATCTTGGATAAAATCATTCCAATTTGGAGAAACAAAGGTGACATCACTGACCCTGAAAAAGGTCGTGACCTTATCATCGAGTTGACCAAATCTAAAACACCAGCAGGTAAGGAGTATACAAGTGTATCTACAATTATGTATGATGACCCAACTCCTGTTCATGAAGAAAAAGAACAAGCAAATGCTTGGGTTAACGACGAGTTAAGTTGGACAGATGTTTATTCTAAAAAACCTGTAGAATACCTTGAGGCTATCGCTCGTGGAGAGACTCCAAAATGGGATAGTGAAAAAGGTGGATATGTTTATGGTGATTCATCAGTTGAAACAACAACAGTTGGTGGAAGTAAACCTAAAGAAAAGGTTGCTGACCCACAGGCAGATGCGGAGGTAGATACTGATTTACCATTCTAATTTTATAACCAAGGGTGGTGAAAGCCACCCTTATTTTTTTTCATATGACATTCAAAGAAGAAATTGAAATACAATCGAGAGATAATAAAGTATTGTCTTACGAGATATTAAGTCAATTAAAAGATAAAAATTACTTCTCAGGTAGAAGTAAACAAGTTGGTGATACCGTTCTCTTTGGTATGTTGAAAGAAGAGGATGAAGATGGGGAATTACACATTAGATTAGTGACTTTCCACGAAGAGGAAATTGGCACGTTATATGAAGAAGATAGTATCTTTTACAAGAGACCAAAAGAAAACAAATTACCAAACATTAAAAGAATAGAAAATGGCAATCAAGAAGAACAACTTTAATAAAGTTAAAGAGAAGTTTTCAACTTCAGCAAAATATAAGCCTCAAAGATTTCTTGACTTAGGTGGAGATTTCTTAGATGCTGTGGGTCTTCCTGGACCTGCAATCGGACACTTGAATATGTTCTTGGGTCACTCAGATACAGGTAAAACAACTGCGGCAATTAAGGCGGCTGTTGATTGTCAAAAGAAAAAGATATTACCTGTGTTCATCATCACAGAACAAAAGTGGTCGTTTGACCACGCAAAACTTATGGGTTTTGAATGTGAGGAAGTGGTAGATGAAGAAACAGGTGAAATGGATTGGGGTGGATTTTTCATCTTCAACAATAACTTCAGTTATATTGAACAAATTACAGACTACATCAATTCATTGTTGGATGCTCAGGAAAAGGGTGAATTAGACTACGAAGATGAAGATGGACCACAATCACCAAGCTTATGTTTTATATGGGATTCTGTGGGTTCTGTGCCTTGTAAAATGACCTTTGATGGTAAAGGTGGTAAACAACATAACGCCTCTGTATTGTCAGACAAAATTGGTATGGGTATCAACCAAAGAATTTCAGGTTCAAGAAAGGCAGATTCTAAATGGGAAAACACTTTAATTATTATCAACCAACCTTGGGTTGAATTACCTGACAATCCATTCGGTCAACCCAAAATTATGGCTAAAGGTGGAAACGCTGTATGGTTAAACTCATCATTGGTGTTCTTATTTGGTAATCAAAAAGGTGCGGGAACAACTAAGATTACCGCGACCAAAGACAAACGTTCTGTAAAGTTTGCAGTTAGAAGTAAGGTATCTGTATTGAAAAATCATATCAACGGTTTAGGATTTGATGACGGTAGAATTATCGTTACCCCACACGGGTTCTTAGCTGGAAAAGAAGCTTCCGAAGAAAAGGCTTCGATTGAAAAATACAAAAAGGAATACGCCGAATATTGGAAAGATATCATCGGAGCGGATGGTGATTTCGATTTAAAAGAAGAGAGAGAAGATTAGTAACCCTTTAAATAAACTATGTGTCTAAAACTTTATTAGTAGATGGTGATAACCTTTTTAAGATTGGCTTTCACGGTGTTAAAGAACTTTATAATGATGGGGCTCACGTTGGTGGTGTTTATCATTTTATTAATACTCTTCGCAGATTCTTGGATGAACACAACCACGATAAAGTAGTTGTATTTTGGGACGGAGATTCCAATTCCTCAATTAGAAAAAGTATATATCCTCAATATAAGGGAAACCGAAGACAGGATATGAATGATTACAAATACGAGTCTTACTTGCAACAAAAGGCAAGAGTAAAGACGTATTTGGAGGAGGTATTCGTGCGACAGGTCGAGATGATGAATAACGAGGCTGACGACCTTATTGCCTACTATTGTAAAATTGCAACACAAGAAAACATCATTATATTCTCTGCGGACAAAGACCTGACCCAACTCATTTCCGAACGTGTAACAATTTATTCTCCAGTTCACAAACAATATTTTAAAAACGGTGACAAGATTTCTATTAACAAGGTGGACATTCCTCATCAGAATGTAACCGTGTGTAAAATTTTCACTGGAGACAAATCAGACAATATTGATGGTATTGAAGGGTTGGGGGAAAAAACTTTGGTGAAACTTTTTCCGGTTATGCTCGAAAAAACCTGCACAATCGACGAAATTTTAGATTATGCCCGAAAAAACATGCATCCAAAATCACCAAAAAGCCTATCAAATATTTTGACAGGACGGACTAAAAGCGGTATACTTGGAGAAGAGTTTTATACAACAAACTCTAAAATAGTTGACCTTACCAATCCGTTAATTACGGACGAAGGAAAACAACTTGTAGAACAAATCCACACCGATACAATTGACCCCACCGATAGAGGATATAAGAATTTAATGAGACTGATGATGGAAGACGGTCTTTTTAATTACCTACCCAAAAATGATGAGGCTTGGGTAAACTTCCTAAAACCATTCATGAAATTAACTAGAAAAGAAAAACGAAACACAAACAAAAATTAAAACTATGAAAGAACAAGACAGCACGAAAATGGAATTTTTGCTAACCTTGAATGACAACATTGTTGTCCAAAGATTCTTTAATGTAAGAGGGTATAACCCTAAGGCAAAAAACTCTGTGGAGTTTTATGAATACATTAGAGGACTGAGAGAAGACCTTGAGTATTATCTTAAAATGAAGACTGTTGTCTACATGATGGATAACAAAGAGTCTATCATTCACGACCCAAAGATTATGGAGACTTCATTTACTGAAGGTCCTGAGATTTTTAACATTTATGTTAAAGTTGGGGAACAGACAATTTGTCAGAGAATTTTTGACGGAAAAAAGTTTCCACCAAAAGTTCGTTATACGGTTGACGTAAGACCATTTTTGAAAGATGTCCTTCGTGAATTGACTGACATTTTTTCAAATCCTGAATTAAGTTACCAATATTTGGAATTTGATTTGAGTAAGTAAGTATTTAATAATATAGAGGGGTAAGTTTCAATTTATGAATAAAAATTTCGATTATTTAGGCAATCAGTTTCAGTTACAGTTATTAAACCAAATTATAGAAGATAAGGACTTTTCATCGTCTATCATGGATGTAATTGAATCTTCGTATTTCGATAACAAGTATTTCAAAATCATCATCCAGATGATTAAGGAATACTTCTCAAAATATGAGTCTACCCCCAACTTCGATACATTAGAACAGATTGTAAAATCTGAGGTATCACAAGAACTTGTAGCAAAGATTGTGTTGGACACAATCAAACAAGTAAAAGAAGCTCCGTTTGAAGGGACTGTG